GAGACCTGCATCATAAGGTGAGGTTCCTTTGTAACCCATGACGTAGTAATGCTTAGCATTAGCGCCTTGAGTGTAGATAGGAGCACCAAATGGATCGATGTAAACACGGATACCACCTTGGAGAACACCAGCAAATACGTTACCAGTGTCATCAACGTTGAGTGATGTGTTTAGAGCAGGAGCGTAATCAAGCATACCAGCCATTGACATAGCGGAAGCAACGTCTGCTGAGCAGATCATGAAGTTGCCTTTGCCTCTACGTGTTAACTGACCGATAGCATTTGCGTCACGGTTGATTTGGAAGAGTAGACCTTTGAACTTCTCTGCCATCCAACGACCGTTTGAATCAACGTCAAGGTCAAAAGTACCTTGAGTAGCAACGTCGGTTTGAGCACCAGGCTGAGCGACGGTGTATACTGTACGGATGATTTCGCGGTTGATCTCAGCGAGGATTTCGCTTGAGAGGATGTTAGCAAGTTCTTGCTCAGCATCAAGACCATGGATAGCCTTGAGGTCTTGTGCGAGTTCTAGGGTGTATTCTGCTTTGAGAGCACGAGTCTTCGCGGTAACCGAAGTTTTCTCAATGCTGAAGCTCATTTCGCGGAATAGAGTTCCTGCTTCGCCCATGACTTCAGAAGCTTCACGGCTCATGCCATGCTTAACTTCGTAAGTGCCAGGGGTTGCATCATTGAGAACTGCAGGGTTGTTACCTTCTGCGTCGCCACCAACACCATAAGGATCGCGTACAGTGTAAGCGCCTTTGGTAGCGTCTGAACCAGCAGAGAATCCTGAATCTGGTTCGAAGAATAGAGCTTCCTTACCAGCTTGATCTTGGTAACGAGCACGCATTGCGAAGATAAGTCCAGTAGGACCGCTCATTGGTTGAACGCCTGCGATATCATAAGCGATAAGGTTAGGCATTGAACGGCGGATTAGGCTGATTAGGATAGGATCGAAACCAGCGAGACCAGCAGTGTTGGTCGATGATAGGGCTGAACCTGATGGTGAGATTGCTGAAGCGCCTAGTGCGTTAACAGGAAGTGCTTCGTTGAGCATTGAATACTCTTCACGAACAGCTTTCTCTTGGTTTTCGAGCAGGGCAGCGGTGACCGATCTACGATATGCATCTTTAATTTCTGAAAGACCAGAACCAGAGGCATTAAGAACAGGTGCCCACTTTTCCTGCAAAAGTCTTGAATCTGACATTTGCGTTAACTCCGTTGAGTAATTTGGGGTGTTGCTTAATTATTTATTAAAAATCATTGCCAGCGAGCTAAGGCTTGTAGATAAGCGGCCATTGCTGGTGAGTGCTCATCTGATGCACCTTCAACTGCTGTATCCATTTGCTCCTTAACTACATGCTTAGGGAAGTAGCTGCTGATGATTGTAGAAACTTTATTTTTGAAATCTTCTTCAGAAACAAATTCTACGTTCTCAGCAAGAGAAGCAAGTTTGTCTCTCTGAGTATCAACAAGACCTTCGCTCATATGAGAAAGGATTGCTTGTTTTTGATAACCAGCGAGTCTATTGTTAAGTTCAATATTGCGCTCCAACTGTTCGTTGAGACGGCCTTCCATTTCACAAAGCTCTTCTGTCATTGACTCTACCGCGTCAATTTTTTCAGCAGGTAGGTCAATATAGTTTTCTTCAAAAACTTTTTTGAGGCTGCCCATGAATTCTTCTGCAATCTCTAAACGGAGACCAGCATCAAGGGCAATTTGATTTTCCTCTACCCATGCCATGATAGCATAGTTTAGAGTTTCATCAATTTTTTCGGAGAGAGTAGCAATCTCTTCGTTTAATTTGGCATCGAAAGCTTCTTGTAGTTTTGAAGCAACTTTAACTACTTGCTCTTCGATGCGTGATTTAACAGCAGCTTCAAAAATTGTTCTTGCTTTTGTTTTGAATTCTTCTGATAAATCTTCGCCTTCAGTTAAAGCGGCAACATCATCAGCACCAGTATAATCTAGAGCTTCCATTCCAAATACTTTTGTATTGTTAGGACCACTTTCTAATCCGTAACCAGATGACTTAAGTGTAGGCATTGGATCTTGGTGTGTGCCGCGAGTTTGCGCGTCACTAACTCTTTTATTGTGGTTAGATGACTTAGCACCAGGATTGCTTTCTCCTTGTGGTTTTTGGAATGAAGAACCTCCATCATCTTCTTCTGATTGACCAGGAGCAACTGAAGTAGGAACTTTGAATCCAGAATCTTGTTTTCCTGCTTTTGAATTAACTGCGGTTACACTTTGACCTGTAACAGGTTGCATGTACTGGCTACCAGAAGCTTGACTTGGAACAATAGCGGGTGATAAGGCAGTAGCGCCTACATCTCCTTCGGTTACAAGCTCCTCAAATTTTTCGTTTAAATTATCTGACATTTGAGATTCCCTCGTAATTCTATACAATATGGTTTTATTCTAAAGTTATTTATGAAATTAGAGATTTTGTAAGAAATGGTTAAACACTTTTAGCGATCTCTCTTCAAGATTTTTTCTGGTTGATTCAGAAATATATCTTTGATATTTATTAAGATTAACCTCTTTTATGATACCGTTTTCCCATACCCACTCTTTTCCTTCCATAATTCCATTCACAAATGCGTCAGGTGCGGAGGGATCTGCTACAATGTCAGCAGCAGTTGCGAGCATAAAATCATCACGGACATAATTTGCGCCATTCTTTTCTTCAATTGAACCCATGCCTCTTGAAGAAACACCGAGTTTAACGCCAGACCCTAAAAGTGATTTGGCAATGTTACCCATAGGTGTGTCAAGAATTTGCGCTTTACCAATGAAGTTTGAACCTTCTGCTTTAAGCGATGTGATTTTGTGAGACACTCTATCAAGATTTACTGTAGGACCATCTGGATGACCTAACTCACCGAGAGCACGACCAGCGGAAATATATTGCTCATTGTAACGATTAACTTCCCTTTCTAATACAGGGAAAGGATAAACGCGACCATTACGATTTTTTAAATCTGCTTGAAGGAATACACCTTCAATGTGTAGAGTTTTTCTGCCGTTTCTTTCTTCTTCGAGGATTTGAATATCCTCAATTGCTTCGGTGATTAGTTTCATTCTTCTGTTTCCTCTTCTTCGGTTTCTTCGTTTTCATGACCAAAGAATGATTGCGCTACAATCTCTTTGTAAGATTTCATAGCTTCTGATGCTCTGTTGTATAACATATCGTTAATTTTTTCAACAGCAGCAGCGCGATCTTGATTGCGAATGCTTTGAATAACGTCAATAGTGTCCATGTGATTTGCCTATAATAAACTATTTATTTTTCTGATGTTTTTGGTTTAGGTGGAGCAGCAGGTTCTGGTGCTGGTGGAGGTGTAGCTCCCAATTCTAATGACGCCGCATTCATGAGATTAGTATGAATTGGATCTGGGATTTTACCTTCAGCAATTTCAGCATCCATTTGTTTAGTAATTTCTTCATACTCAATGTCAGTCTGCATAAGAATTTGTTTTCTGACATATTCAATTGAATAGTATTTACCAAGAAAAGGATCAAGTTGAGTAGCAACTTGTAGGCGGTTGCCCATAAGTTCTGCTTGCTTGAGTTCTTCAAAATGATTATCAAACTGATAGTCATATTGAATATGCTCTTGCATTTCTTCCCAATCTTCTGGAGAAAT